CTGGATGAGAAGAAGAAGAGAGAAGACGCTAAGAAAAATGCTGAGATGAGACAGAGATTGCTTGAAATCAAGGCTAAGAGACAGGATGCAGCACTTGAAAATATGTCTGATGAGGATCTGGATAAGGCACTTGCAGAATTAAGTGAGTAATTGTTACAAATATACCATATATAGTATTGAAAATAAGTAATATATACTATATATGGTATATGTTTTATAGTAGAATGAATATCACACATTTCTTGTGGAATTTTGGAGGTTATAGAACAGATGATGGATTATACTGAAGCTAAAAAGATACTCAAAAGAGATTTAAACATTATGGTTAAAAATAATTCTCTTCCAGATGGGATTGAAGCCATGAAGACTGCTATTATTGCATTAGGAGCAATAGAACAGATTCAGTGGGAAAGAGATCTTGCAATAGAACAATTACATGGATTAGGAGGAGAACTTGGAGAAAAGACGGAACTAATTAAACATCATATAATCTGTAATTGTTGCAAATCAGGGCAGGAAAATATAGCAGGTAGAAGATGTCAAGGATGCATAGAACATAATATGTTTGAATGCGTTTCACAGTAATCGCACATTTTTTGCGAAATTTTGGAGGTGAAACATGAATATTTTAAATATTATTTTATTGATTATGGGAATTTTTAATCTTATTGTTGGGATAACATGGACGAAAAAGAATGTTATTAATTTTGTATTCAAATTGCTGTTCTTGGCAGGTGGTGGCTATTTAGTATTTTATGCTTTATATCTAAGTAACATTCTGATTGTTTTAAATAAGTAAGGAGAATAATACAATGTCAAATTTATATGTATATTTAATTCGTTCTCGAAACAAGGATAATAAGGACATTCCAAACTTTAAGGGACGTGCCAAAACAATTCTTGAATACAAAGAGAACGAAGATAAAGTAATTGAATCTTTTAAAAGTTTCGCAGCTAAAGGACTTCCTGGCGAACAGACGAGATTGTATAGGTCGGTCAATTCAAGGAATGAAGAGAAAATCAGAGAAGAGTTGATTATTCGTTTGTTGAGAGATAAGCCAAGTATGACACAGCTTAATCGCACATTAGCATCCGTTGCACAGCAGGTACAAAATCGTGATGAGAGTAAATGGCTGTTTGATTTTGATGTGGATAACAAAGAATTACTTGGTCAATTTAGAACAGATTTGGGATTATTAGGTATTCACAATGACTGCCATAAAACTCCTCATGGCTATGCGATAATTGCAGAGCATGGATTTGATATAAGAGAACTGATGGAAAAATGGAAAGATTATGACATCACATTGAAGAAAGATGAGTTGTTGTTTTTGGATATGATAACGAATAAGTGATATTTTATAAATATACCGAGATTGAGGTGAATTTGAATGAAGAAATTGAAAATTGAAATTCCATCTGGTGCAAATGAAATTATCCATAGTCTACAAAATAATGGATATGAAGCTTTCTTAGTCGGGGGATGTGTGAGAGATAGCATTCTTGGAAGACCAATTCATGACTATGATATTACAACTTCTGCCACACCAGATGAAATGATGAAAGTATTCAAGGATAAGAGAATTATTGAAACAGGATTGCAGCATGGAACTATCACTATTGTAATTAACGGTGAAGGATACGAAGTTACGACTTATAGAATTGATGGCAACTATTCAGATAGTCGTAGACCTGACAGTGTTACATTCACACGAAGCCTTGAAGAAGATTTAAAGCGTAGAGATTTTACAATTAATGCAATGGCTTACAATGATGAAGTTGGTCTTATAGATCCGTTTAATGGTATGGAAGATATTAAATACCACAAGATTAGATGTGTTGGCAGAGCAGAAGACAGATTTTCAGAAGATGCATTAAGAATTTTACGTGCCATTCGGTTTGCCTCACAGTTGGGATTTGTGGTTGATTCTGATGTAAGTTTGAATATTCATAAAATGTATAAGAATTTAGAGAATATATCTATTGAGAGAATCAACAGTGAGTTCTGTAAAATTGCATTATCAAGCGAGTTTTATATACAGATAGTATTATTTCGTGAAGTATTCTCGTTATTTATTCCTGAAATTAAAGACATGTTTGGCTTTCAGCAGAATAATCCATATCACATCTATGATGTATGGAATCATACAGTACATGCAATACAAGCTTATGAATGTGATTGCGAACCCGATTTAAATTCAAGAGATTTGATTACATCTTTAGCTGTATTCTTTCATGATATTGGAAAGCCACATTGTTATCAAGACAGTGAGGACGGCGTTAGACATTTTAAAGGTCATGGAAGAGTCAGTGCTGATATGACCAATGAAATAATGAAGCGATTAAGATTTGACAATGATACAAGAGAAAAGGTCGTTGAATTAGTCTATTATCATGATGCTACTTTTGAGGTGGAAAAGAAATATATCAAGAGATGGCTTAATAAAATCGGAGAAGAACAGTTTAGAAGATTATTAAATGTTCGTAGAGCTGATATTAAAGCACAGGCAGACATTAATCAGGAAACAAGATTGCAGAAGATTGACAATATCGGATATATTTTGGAAGAAGTTTTACAAGACGATGAATGTTTTTCTCTAAAGGATTTAGCAGTTAATGGAAAGGATTTAATTACTATTGGATATAAGCCAGGAAAAGAAATTGGTGATGTATTAAATAATCTGTTGGATTCAGTCATTAGTGGAGAATATATAAATGAGAAAGAAAAACTATTAGAAATAGCAGAAAGGAGATTATATGTTTAAATTATTCAGTCATACAGATTTAGATGGAATTGGTTGTGGTATTTTGGCA